AGTTGGATAAGTGCCACCATCAGAAAAGAAAATCAATTTGCCTGATAGCGATGTACCTAAATACATTGTACCTGTCTTAGTATAGCCCGGAATTGTAACACTATCACAAGGAAGTGCAGGATCGCCTACGCATCCCCTAGAAAAGCCTGTTAAATATGGATTAGCTAGTTTTTCATTTAAATTCTGTAGCTGACCAAATACATAAGACATAGACGCATTTTTATATGGTCTATCAATCATCTTCATCTGGTCAGTATTGATATGGAAATAAGGCGATAAAATAACGCCCTCACTCTCACCTCCTAAAGTAGCATCTAAGTCAATCGTAACAGTTGGCTGATCATAAACTCTCTGCCCATCTAAATATTTTCTAAATGTTAAATCACCACTTAAAGCTAATTCAGTTGGTCTATAAATATACCATTCACCACCGCTTTGTATCATCACCGCAGTCCATTCCTCTAGTATTGACCTTAATACATCCTCGCAATTCATTGGAGTAAATTGATCATCCTTTAGATAACGCTCACTATTTACAAAGGACAATGCCAGAGGATCGTATGAGTTGCCCTGAGTCATGCTCGTTTCATAAATATTAACGCAAGTATTTAAGACTAAACTAGGAGCATCTAATCGTATTAGACAAGCATTTATAACCTCTAAAAAACTTTGTTTACCTAAATAGAAATTACCATCATTCTGTACATAAGACAGATTTTTTAGCAACCCTAAACCATCAACGGCATTTACAGAAATCGGATAAGGTGCAAAGGTGAACGCTTCCTGACATCCATCTGGAATGATAAACCCTGACCAAATCAAGCCTCCGTTCCTAAATATCTCTACTAAAAACTCCCTTTCATTTTCGGTATATAAATCCTCTAATTCAAAGTCCTCAGTTGCTATTAGGTTTAAGGTACACTCTGAGCCTATGATAGCCTCTAGCTTATTGCTTGAAGTATTCTGATAATTTATCTGAATAGGATTTTGTTGAGCCTGAATTTCTATTACTTCACCATCATAATCTAACTGCGATATATCACAAGTATAATCATCTGGAGTACCATTCTCAATCCTAGTATCTCTATCTGCGTAAAAAGTAAAAAAGTATTTAAGGTTATACATTATGGTCCGAATCTTTGAAGTTTAGCACCTGCTCTATTTAATACACCAATTAAGTTAGTTCCTGAAATCTCAAACACAACCCGACCGCCTCCAAAGTCTTGAGCAGATCCTGCGGCGCTTGTACTAATTGTTGATGATGCCTGTGGAACAGGTGCTGAAAAATTACCTCCAGAACCACCGCCTCCACCCATAGAACCACCTAATTTTGATGCTTGACCTCTTACAACTCCACTCAATGCTAATAGTGCAACACCTGCTGCAATAGCAACAAATGGATTTAATGTTTTTAATGCAGTTTGAATACCTAATAAAGCAACACCTGTAGCAATAGCCATTTGCCCTAATTGACCTAAAACAGATCCTAAACTACTTAACAAAGCATTACCTAAATTTTGCGCTAAACTTGTGCCTGTTGATAATGCATCGCCAATGGCATTACCTATCCCTGCAAATGTTTGTACTAAACTGCCATTAATAATATTTGATATACTTGCATTCCACGCTATAAATTCCTTAGTAACTACATTTAACCGTTCTTTTATTCCAGGAAATGGGACTAAAGGAGTTTTATTTAATAAGGCTACAGACTTTTGATATTTTTCTAAGAATAAATCTAATTCATTAATGCTAGACTTTGCAGTAAAAATTGGATCTCTTTTAAAATCTTGTTTTTTATCCTTTTTAATTGGATCAGCAAATAAATTTCCTGTTTTGGCTTCCTCAGTTCTTAATTGATTTAATATTTTGGTATACGTACTTATCTCTGATCCTGCTTCTTTAAAGGCTTTAGTTTGATTATTTATTCCATCTTGTAAAACAACAAAGTTTTTTATTCCTGCTGCACCTAATGCAACACCAACAACCTTGCTGAATGTAGATGCTTGTTCTATAGCCGTTTTGGTAGTTGCTTGTAATTGCTTTATAAATGCTTCACCTAATAATTTTTCAGCTGCTTGTATTTTAGCCTTTCTTAATAATGAATCACTTAGTAAATCTATTGCCTTTGCAGCTTCTTTACTTCCAACAGTTTCTAGCGTTAAGAAATTTAATTGTTCTGGGTATTCAGCCTTTACTGCTTTTAATGCCTCAAGCCTTGCACCCCTAGATAGAGTTTCATTTTTAGCAATACCTATTAGACTCTCTAAAGTTGATATTTCTAATTTTGCCTCTGCTTGTGTTTCAATAAGAGCTTCATTATATTTCTTTTGAGTAGCAGTTGCATTATCAACCACACCTGATAAATAATTTAAAGCACCTGCAACCTTTTCAGGATTCTGAGCCAATACAGTTAATGCAGATGTAACTAAAGAAACTGCAAGTAATAAACCACCACCACCAACTAAAGATGATGCCAATGCTTTTAATGCTCCACCTGTTGAGCCTGATTCTACCTTTAATCTTTGAAAAGACTCTAATAATGGTTGAATATTGTTTTGAATACCAATAAAACCAAAAGGAGCATCTTGTGCAACCCTTCCTAAATTTTGTAAGGCAAACCCTGCTGATTTTGCTCCATTTGCAACAGAACCTCCTAATGCTCCAGCGCTCTTTGATGCTTGAGCAGCAAATTGATTTAATTTAGAATTTGCACTCTTTAAGTCTTTATCTAATTGTCCTAAAGGTGCGCCAATAGGTATTTCAATTCCTTGCATCTTGTAAATATTTAAGCATCGCCTTATTCATTTGTTCTTTTATTCTGTCCATGTCTTTAATCTGCTCATCTTCATAAATAAATGACATAAACTTTTTATAGGTTGGCATCCCTTTATTTACATGGACTCTCATTCCGTTCCATGTTGCCCATCCTATCCGCTCCCATTCCTTTTTTTCTCTATTAAAAAAGCCTTGACATTTCAATATATATTGATTCCATGTCAAGGCGTAAAAATCATCAGGCATTAATCCTAGCTCACCAAAAGCAAATGTTAGCACATCTTTATTCCAATTTAACTTTCCGCTTTGCTTTTTTTTTGTTCAGTAACCTCTGTATTTAATCCTAATACTCTAAATACTTCCTTTGAAACTATAACGATTAACTCACCTCCAGTTCCTCCAGCAATATCAATCCATTCATGAATATCAAACTCGGTAAAATCAACTATTTCACCTTTCTTTAGTATTGGATAACTTGCAGCATGGTACATAAACACTCGCAGAAATGGCAATAACTGCTTTTCTAGCAAATCAGATAAATCAGTAACTGATGCATTAAAATGAGTTAATGTCTGCTCTAAAGCATAATTACCAAAGAAAAACTGCCTATCAACCTCACCGATTTTATACGTTAAATGACCTTCCATTTAGTAACCCGGATAAGGATCAGTTTCAGTTATATCACCATCGCCTAACATAGTACCTGAGAAAGTAATAAACTCACCTTCAGCACCTGTTATATCTAATGCGCTAAAATAAGCAGCACCAAACTGAGCAGAAAAATTAGGATCTTCTGTTCCATTTTCTCTTAACAATGCAATCTGGTATTCAGTCAAAGTCTTTGCTCTAGCAAGGTTTTTGATAGTATCCCATGATGCTTTAGCAGTATCGCCACCTGCACCGCTTGTATCTGTAAAAACTCCCTCAAAAGGAATCTCATAAGAATAAGTTGTAGGTTTTCTGCGAGTCACGCCTGGATCACATTTAGTTACTGTTTCTGCGAAATCCCATGATTCAGAAATTCCGTTTGAAGTCAAACATGCTACAGGCTTCCATGTACCTGAGTTACGGATGTATAGCATGAATAAACTGCCTGAATAAAATTGCTCGTCTGCCATTTTAATTGATGTTTAGTTTATGATTAAAAATTAATATGTATTGAAATACGTTTTCCGTATCTGTTTCTAAAATTACCTCTGTACTTAAATTTTGCATTGTTTCAACATTATGGAAATCAATTAACGTAATTCCATCTACTTGTATTAACTCTGCTATCTCTTCACCTATAACCATCGCAAAACTCAAATCTCCTGTTCCATTTGGGTACTTTGTTACTATCTGGACAGTCATTGTGCATTCATACCAATAATTGCACTTTGTTTTATTTTGTTGCTTTGTCTGGCTTGACAAAATTACGTATTTTTTCGGTACGTTTTTTAAAGGAGCAGATTTGCTATAAACAGGTATATCAATGCCTCCAACTATTAAATTAGCTAAAGCATCTTTATAAGCGTTTAAAACAGATAGATTCGGATCCTTCATTTCATCAAATATAATTATTTTTTGGCATTATATTTTTTAGCTTCTCTCGCTAATGTTTTTACTAATCTTTTTTCATAGATAGGAATGTTTTGTAAATAAGCAGGTATAAAATATGGTTGCGGTTTTATTCCTGTTCTAACAATGCTAACTGCTATTGGATAAGCTAATTTCTCATCAATGCCTTTTCTCCTGCACCAATCTTTAATATTTTCTAAAAGTTGGTCAAAAGTACCTCCGCCTTTGCCTCTATATTTAGCAGCTAATGATTCAAACCCTGCAGGTATTTGCACCTTTGTACCTGTACCAAATTCAACATAAGCCGAATAAGGAGCATTAGAAAATATTAGAGATCTATTAAGTTGCATTGTTGCCTCTGTTTTAGCTATTGATAATCTTAATTGACCATAATTTACTGTTTTATGATTTGTTAAATTTTGCTTTGCATCAGTAACAATATCATCAGCAGTTACATTGGTAATAGATACTGCCGATCTTTTAGCATCGTAGCCAAATGAATTAATTTGAGTTAATAGTTTACTAATATCAATTTTGGGAGTTTTCATCTGTTACTCTGGCTAATATCTCATTAAATCTCCTGCGATCATCTAAATCCCTAACTGAATGGATTGTGTAATAGTTGCCTTCATATAAAATCCTCATGTCTTTAGTAGGCTCAAAATCTCTTCTGTAACGAGTAGTAAATCTATAACCCTGATTTATTACCTGCTCTCCTGCTTCCAACTGTCTACTGCCATCAAAAGGCTTTACATTTGCCCACGTAACTAATACAGGCACAAACGTAATTACATAATCCTGATATTGATTCTCAACGCTTAAAAACGTTCCAAACGTTATGCGCCTATCTAACTTGCCCGGATTCATTAGAATAAAGTTATACGCTTATAAGGCGCTAGTAAATAAGTAACCACCTTTGGCATTTCCTCTTTTGGATTATCTCTATTCTCATAAAGAAAAGTAATTAACTCCTTTATCGCAGTTTCAATATCATCAGGAACATCAGAGCCACCATTATAATCCCAATCATAACCTGCTACATAGGTAACAGTATTAAATCCTGGCTGATCAATCAAAACCTCAGTATACCATTGACTAGTTTCTGTTATAAAATCTAATGCAACATTATCTTTATCTACAACA